CCCGAAACTGCCACGCCCGGCCCGGCGATGCATCGCCCACCCCACGTGGTCGTGGAGCGCCCGCGTCTGGATCGACGGACTCTGCCGCAGGATCGCCTGTGCGCGACGCGCCCCCTCCTGGACCGCCCATTCGGTCTCGTCGTTGACGATGTCCCGCACGACCTCCGGGAGCCGTTGGAATTGCGCCTTCAGCTCGCGCATCCCCTGGATATGCGCCGCGATCGCGCCGGCGTGGTTGGCCGGGCCATTCAGGCGGCCTCCCCCAGGTCCAATTCGGTGCGTCGCCGATCCAGGAGCCGCACCGCGAGCACCTGGAGGGTCTTCGCCGCCTGCCCCGCGTCCCAGCTCGGTGTCCACACGATCCGCAGCGTCGGCTGCACCGGCACGAGCAGCGTGCTCGTGATGGTCCCGGTCGCTGGCGTCGCCGGACTGCCGGCGACCGTGTAGGTGTAGACCGTCGTCGTCGTCACCGTCACCGCGAATGTCCCGTTGTAGGCGGTCTGGGTCGCGCCTGCGACGCGCGCGTAGTCCCCCGTCGCCAGGCCGTGCGCGGCCGCCGTCGTCACCGTCGCGGTCGTCCCACTGCGCGTGATCGAGTTCACCGGGACGGCCGAGGCTTCGAGCTGTTGCGTGGCGAGCTGGGCGCGGTACGCGACCTGCGACGCAACCGCGGCGGCCTGGATGGACTCGCGCCCGCTCAACGGCTCGACCCTCCCCCACAAGGTCGCAAACGTCGCCCAGGTCACGACCCGCGCCTGCGTGCTCGCGATGGTCGGCCGCTGGAACGCGAGCCGTTCGGTGAACGTCATGCGCCTCAATCAAACCGCAAATCGTAGCGATGGGCGAGAAAGGGGGCCAGTAACGCCGTCGCTGCCAGCGCGGCAGCCGACGAGATCGTGCCGACGATCTGGCTCCCGCGCTGCCGATACAAGTCCTCGACCAGCATCAACACCCCGTGCTTGATGCCCACGGGCACCGCGCTCGCGGCCCCGTACCCGGCCACGTAGGTAATCACCACGCTATCCACGACGTCCCGCGTCGAGGGAGCACTCACGCCGTAGGACGGCCGAATCGACGCATGGAGCGCGTGCTCCCCCGTGGGCGCCTCCAACGTGTACCCGTCGGCGTCAGCCGTCCACGTCTGCGACGTGCCCGCCGTGTCCGTATAGGCCACACTCGTGATCGACACCAGCGGCGGCCGTGGCAAGTAGATCGGGCCACCGCCGAACCCGTTGAGCCGGAGCACCCACGTCTGGGTAATGAAACTGCGATGGGTCAGCGTCTCGGCATAGCGGCGCGCAGCCGGAATGAGGAAATCTTCGAGGTAGTCATCCTCGGCCGCGTGGTCAATCTGGAGGTGTGCCTTCGCGTCCGCGAGCGCGATCGGCTCGGTCGCCGGCGGCGATGTGAGAGAGAGGGCCATCGATCACCGGCGTCACTCGATCGTCAGCTGTTCTTCGTACCAACTCGCGCCCTGCGTGAAGGTCTGCCCCACGAGCGACGACACGACGTGGAGACACAGCGAGCACTGCGGAGGGACGATCAGGCGTCCATCCACCTCCGCGATCGTCGCGCCGAACGGGACCACCCCACCGGCGCCCTTCTGGTACGCCGGCGTCCAGGGGAACCAGCCAGAATCCAACACCACCGTCGCCGCGGCCGCGATCACCGGACCCCCGTAGGACTTGCCGGAGGCGCCCCGCACGACGAAGCTTCCGCTCGTGACCGCAGCCTTCGCGGCCGTGACCTGCGCCCATCCGCTCCACCCCTCGACGACGTTCGTGCTCACCAAATTGCTGTAGAAGAGCCGATCAACAATCAGGCTCTTCCCGCCGGCGGCGTAGCCGTTGAAAATCTCAAACGCCGCGGCGGTGGACGGGCGCACGACCAGCCCCGCGACCGCGGCCGTGCTCATCGTCGCCCACGCCTGCCCGCGACGGACCATCTCGGTACCCCGCGGCAGCCCCGCCGCGACCAACTGCTCGGCCAGCTGATTCAGCGCCATCGTCGCTTGCTGGAAGACCACCCCGTTGCGAATCGTGCCCTGGACAGCGTCGGCCATGTGCGTTGCTCCTGTAGACAGACTCCGAATCTGAACCCTAGGCCGACACGATCGCCGCGCCCTCGTCGAGCGGGAAGTAGAAGCAGATCCACTTCGTCGCGCCCGTGCTCGTGGCCGACGTCAGGATATGGATCTCGCCTTCGCTCAGCACCATCGGGGACGCGCCGATCGCGTTCAGCAAGCCGCCGCCGTCCTGCTTCAACGCGCTGCCATCCCCTTCGACGAGGTACAGGCTCCCGAGCACGTCGGCGTCAATGTCGAGCACGCTGGCCAAGGTGACGTCGCCCCCGGCCGTCGCGTCGAACACCACGCTCAGGTTGCACGCCTGGCCCTGGATCGCGGTCGTCACTTCGCCGATCACGAGCGTCACCAGCACGAGCCCGCCCGAGATCACGAACAGATCCTGCGTGGTGGACGCCGGCAGCGTCGCCGCCGCCTTGTCCACGCGGAACCCGAGCCCCATCGTCGTGAAGACGTCGCGATGTTGATTGGTGTACATGATGACTACACCACCGTCACGTGTGTGTGACCTTCGAACCGCGGCCAGCCGATCGCGACGATCGCCATGAACAGCGCCGAGGCCGATCCGTCCTCGACCGACATCGTCAGAAACGGCTGCCCCGCCGTCAGCTCGTCCGACTGGATGTCCACCGTGATCAGCGTCTCGTCCCACGACGCGGCCGCGGTCAGCAAGATCCCGCCCGAGGGCGTGACGGTCCGGGCCCCGCGCACATCGGACCCCGTCGTCCCGATGTCAGCACCGCCGAGCCGGTAGTAGGGGTAGAACTCCGTCGTCTTCGCGGCGTTCGTCGCGCCCGAATAGAACTGGATCGTCGCCCCGTCGCCCGTCACGACGCCGGTCAGAAAGATGATCTGCACCTTGTGCAGCAATCCCATATTGATCGAGTCGGGCGTGATCCCGCCCGCTTGCTGATCCGCCGGGCTCAGGAGCCCAATGATTTGCAGTTCTTGATGCACCGACATCTTGATCTCCTCCTACGCACGCGTGGCCAGTACGACGACAGGACTCAGGGTGCCGGTGCCCTTGAACGGCGTGAGCGCGGCCCGAGGCATCATCTGCCCGTCACACCGGTAGAACGAGCGAATCGTCTCTTCCCCCTGCGTGAATCGCACGTGGATGGAGGACTGTTGCTGAATGCCGCCCTTCCGGATCAAGCGATACCGCTTCAGGTTGATCAACGCGATGTCGCCGATCGTCCCGAGGGTCGCGTTGTACTCGGTCTCCACGACCGGGCGTCCCTTGATCGTGAGCACCCCGTCGGAGCTGTAGTTGACGAACCGCGGTTCCAAGGCCGACGTGCCGGCCGCGATACTGAGCACGTCGAGCTGCGGGCCGCAATCGCCGTTGATCAGCCAGACCGCGTTCGCCTTGTCTCGCGCGCGCATCCGCGCCCACATTTTCGAGAGGTTGGTGGTGTTGATCGTCGCCGCGGCCTGGTTGGTTTCTTTCGCCACCGAGACCTGACACGGGCAATTGAGGTACCCGTCCGGTTGCCCCGCGCCCGTGCCCTCCGTGATCGCGTCCTCGACGCCGAACACCAGCTCCTCGAGGAACATCGCGCGCAGCTCGCCTCCGAGGGCGGCCGCGTCGGACACCAGCTCGTCGGTCATATACCCGAGGCAGCCGACCTTGCGGAGTTTCAACTCGACGCGCGCCAACGAGGTTTCTGAGGCCGTCGGCGCCGTGCCTTGGTCAACCCAGTAGTGACGCACGCCACCTTGCCGCGATCCGTCCGCCCGCGACGTCTCGTTGATCACGTTGTAGGCAATCCCGTCGCCCGTGATCGTCCGCGCATCGACACGTGAGAGCAAGTCACCAACCTCGTACATCTCGCGCTCGATGCCGGCCGCCACCTCCTGCGGGACGGCATACCCGCCTTCGGCCGGGACCGCCGTGCCCATCCCCGTCGCCGCGGCGAACAGCCGCGGATCGGCCCCGTGGCCCATCGACGCGTGGTACACGGCCACGCCGAACTCCCCGAGTGCCGCGAGCTGGGCCTCGGCCTGCATGGCCGCCGTCGCCCCGGCCGGCAACGTCGGACCCCACGGACGATCGGCCGCGTGATCCACCCCCAAGCTAAGCCTGGCCACGCCGCTGACGGTGGGCTCGTGCCGCTCCTCCTCCATGAACCGGAGGGCCTGCGCGTGCTCGCGCTCCAGATCCGACGCGGCCGTCACCAGCGCGTCGAGCTCGCCCTCGACGGCCGTGAGGCGCGTGCGCTGCGCCTCAGTCCGTGTGGCGGCGGAGACGCCCAGGAGGTCGCGTCCCTCTTTGCGCAGCGCCGCCTGGGCCGCCGCGTTGTCGGCGAGATCTTGCCGAATGTGCTTGATGGTGCGCATCGATTCGCTCTCCTGACTCCTTCTTCACGCAAAAAAGGCGCGTGTGGCACGGGTGGCCGCGTCCCCATCAGGGAGCGTTCGCACCCGCCAACACGCGCCTTCAACGGAAGCCGCGTTCCTGCTCGACTGTCAGCCTATCAGGAGAGAGGCCCGAGTGAGGTTTTTCGTTCGCAAAACCCTAACTCGGGATCGAGCCGCTCACGGATCACGCGTGCGAGGGGAATCCCGCGCTCGCGTGCCTCGCGATCGAGCGCGTCGAACCGCGCGGTTCGGATGGAGGTCTTCGCCGGGACCAGCTTCTCGGCGT